GAATTTGAACTTGCCCATCTTCCTGCTTTTCAGCTTGAGCTTTAGCAAATTTCTCTAGGGCAACTGCAGCAGCCACAGTATCTTCCCACGTAACCACGCTCATCACCTGACTAAGAATTTCTTGCTCTTCTGAAGCAAATTGGATATTGGCCAACCGACCCAACTTAGCATGAAGATTGACGCGGTCGCCAATTCCAAGCTTCGAGGTGTCTTTACCCTTGGTGCCAAAGAAATCTTCAGCATTGAGTACGCCATAACCACGACGGAAAGAACCAACAAGACCCGGATACGTGGATTGAATCATACGCTCAATGCGGACGTCTTCCACAATGTTGAGATAGGACTTAGCGCATGGCAGCTTGCCATCTAGGCCATTCGAAGGGGTATAAAGAGCATGGCCAACTTCGTGACCAACGAGAAGATCGTACACGTCCTTGCCTTTATCTTTCCAGATTGGAAGTCCGAGGATACGTTCCTTGACGTCAAAAAAGGCGGTTGAGTAGTTGCCATGCTGCACCGAGATGTTCTCCTTTGACAGGAGTCGTGCCAGCATTGATTGGCTTTGTGATTCGTTCTTCATTCTGCAGATATACTAGACTGTCCGTAGGCAAAAGTAAATAGCTAAACTCACAGAATCTAGCGCGATTTTGCGCGACCCTTGACCATCAACAACTTAGAAAATTCTTACCTGCAGTAACTGAAGTTCTTTTCTTTGTAGAACTCGAGCTTTGCCTTGAATTTTCCATCCAACGCATCATGCTTATGGCTAATGATGAAGACGTTGGTGTCGCTTTCAAGCGTACCCAGAATTTTAATTAGATTCTCAACACCATCAGCATCAAGAGAAGAATCAAAAGTTTCATCCAACACCAAGAGATTGGTTGACGTAGAATTCTTCATTCTAGCAATCTGTCTCCACGTGAATAGAAGGGCTAGGTCAATTCTGGATTTTTCACCTTCAGAGAATGACGAATAGGTGAATGAATCCCGATGGCGAGATTTAATGGTTTCCTCAAAAGATTCGTTAAGATTAAAAGAAACGAAAAAGTCAAGAACTTGTAGATAGTTATTGATCAGCTTATTCATGATGGGAAGATACTGACGAATAATCTTGGTTTTGATGCCAGTATCCTTCAGCATTTCTGCAATAGCCTGATTGTAGGTACCTTCCTCATAATAACCGGCACGGCGATCATTTAAATCCTGTGAAAATAAAGTAAGGTCGGAAAGTGCGGTTTCTGCAGAAGCAATGTCCGCGTTCTTACTCTTGGCGGATTCAGTTTCAAGTGCTTTAATCTGCTTTTGAATTGAAGCGATCGTCACGTTATTTGTCATGATCGCATTGCTCACCTTTGTATAACCCTCAAGCCCGAGTGAAGCATTTTTAATCTCATCCATAACAGTGTTCATCTCATCCATCAGATCCTCTTTGGCCTCAGATAGTTCACGCGCCTTTAGTTTTACCTTACCTAACTTTTCTTCTTTAAATGCCGCATCAAGCACCTGTGCGCACGTTGGGCAATTATTGTTTTCTTCGTAGAACTTAGCGTCACGTACCAATGCGCCAATTTTAGCTTCAATCTGAGTCTGATATGTCGTCAACTTATTCTTCGTGTCTGTAAGCTTGACCATTTCCTTCTTCACCTTTTCTAGAAGATCGCCCACAAAGAGTGACTTATTATCTTCAAGAAGACCATCAATCTCTTTCTGAAGATCTTGAATCTGCACTACGTTCTTTGCAACTTTCTCTGCATCGAGATTCTTAAGGTCACCAATGTATTTTTCCTGCATCTTGATCTTTTCACGAATAAGATCAATTTCATAAGTGGTATTGGTTAATACCTCCCTCAGCTTTGCAGTACGTTCCTTCAACACAACATTCATCTTAGTGAAGATGTTAATGTCCAATAGATCCTCAATAACCTCTCGCCGAGCATTATTGGGCAACTGCATGAATGGGATGAATGACGACGAACCTAGCACCACGATCTGGTGAAATGACTTATGATTCAGCTTGAGAATGTTTTGCTCAAGGATTTTCTGATAGTCTCGGCTATGGGACTCCTGATTGATGAGGACTCCATTCTGGATAATCTCGAACTTATTAGGTTTAATTCCACGAGCAACTTTAAATTCAGTCTGTCCAACACTAAATTCAACCTCAACCTCACAATCACGGTTATTGATCGAATTGAGAAGTTGTGGCTTCTTAATATCACGATGCGGCTTACCGAAAAGAGCAAAAGACAGAGCATCCAGCAAAGTAGATTTGCCAGAACCATTCTGACCAACAATCAGAGTGGATGGAGATGCATCAAGCTCAATTGTGGTAAACTTATCTCCAGTCGAAAGGAAATTTCTGTATTTGCAACGCTTAAAGACGATCATGCTGTTTCTAGATTCTGAGCTTCAATGAATAATTCGCGAAGGCGTGTTTTAATAACATCCTTGTCCAGGTCCGTCTGAGTAGCATCAACATATGCCCCAATAAGCTCAGAAGTATCTGACACTTTCTCCAGGTCTTCACTATCCACATTTGATCCCAGAAATTCGTCAAAGTTTTCTGCAATTTTGATTTCAAAGACGTCTTGCTTTTGAATACGATCCAGAAATCGATCAAACGCAAAGAGATCAGTCTTGTTAACCACAAGAATCTTAATGAATTTATGACGTAGATCAGTAACATCGTAACCATCATAATCAAAATCTTTATCATTGTAAATGATTTTAGTAAAGATTGTCAGCGGATTTAGTACTGGAGTCAGCTCTCGAGTTTCAGTATCAAACACGTGGAAGAATTTAGGATCATCCACATCTGACCAAAACATTTCAAACTGCGTACCGAGATAGTGGATATTGCCCTTGGTAGATTTAGTATGGTAGTGTCCAGAGAGAACCATTTCAAATCGATTGAATGGATCTGTTGGCATTCCATGAGAGCATGGCATACCTTTCATCATTTCAAATCCTTCAAGTTCTAGATGTGCACCAAGAATAGATGCCTCACATGTTTCCACAAACTTCATGGAATCTGCATAGTTCTCAGGATTAATCCATGGAAGCATTGCAATCTTGCAGCCAGCGTAATCCATTACCTTTGGCTCCATGATAATGTTTACATTCTCAACGAAGTAACCCAGCAATTCCTTTAAGGAGCATAGTTCATTCGTGTTCTTATAGACCACATCATGATTGCCCGGAATGATGTCCATCGACATTCCATTTTCACGCAGCGGTTCCAGGAACGTCTTACGAGAATGGTGAAGGGCTTTAAAGTTGATGTATTTTCGATGATCGTAGAAATCACCAAGATGGATAATCTGCTTTATGCCATTCTCTTTGCAATATGGAAAGAAGACATCAGAATAAAACTTTCCGATGTAATTAAGAAATACGTCTGAAGCATTTCTTGCTCCAGTATGAGTGTCATTCAGAATTGCCAGTTTCATTCAGAAGGCATGAAGAACTCAAGGTCAGTCTTAGCTTTCTTTTTAAACTGTTTGATGGCAATATCAGTTTCTTTGACCTTGCCAATACGCTTCTTCAGCACATCAATAAAGCCATCAGCATAACCACTCATGATGTCTTGTCCATCGATTGATTGAGACATGAAATCCTCAATGCCAGCATGTTCAATGTAACGGAACTTAATGTCCTGCTGTTTCTTTTCCTTCATGATACGGCGAATGAAGGCATAGTAATTAATCTGAGTAAAATAGGCAAATGCATTTGGAGAACCAGTACGAGTTGCAGCTTCCACGTTGTAATTCATAATGGCTTTAATGCAGTTCTCCACGCCATCCATTACCATCTCCTCACGGTACGTGTACCGAATAAAATTAGGTTTATGCGATAGGCCTTCAGCAATACGTAGAAAGCATCGTCCAATGTATTCAGTAATACGAGGAATCTCGGTATTCTCATTTTTGGCTTTCTTGACGCTATTCACATAATCAACAACGCACTGGGAGAATTCCCTATTATTAACATAATGCTCGCCTTCACGCTTTGCTGCGCGAGTCATTTTAGGTTTCACATTCGGGTCTAAATTATCAGTGGTCGTCATTATAAAATTATGTTGTAGTCATTTATTAACTGAATCAATCTAACACACCAATCATCAATTGTAAACACTTAGTTTTAAGTTTTTGTGTAAAACTAAATGATGTTCATGTGCAATTAAGATGTACACATTGGCTCATCATTCTTATAATCTATCTCTGTTCACTTAACAGTATTAGGATTAGCTATTAAATCTTTCCTTAGGATCAATCTTGAAGTTCAGATCATCCCATGGGTTTTTAGAAGATTTGCTGGCTTTCTGTTTTATAGAAGGATCTTTTGATTCAGTTTCAAAGTGATGGGAAACAATCTCAGAGTATTGCTCCTTGATGTCATCATTTGGAATTGCAGCACTCAGCACGTGATCTTTACGAATCATATGGACTCGAGAGCTGGCTCCAAGAAACCAAGGGGAATAATATGTGGAAGAACGAATCCCTTCAGGAGTTGAAACGCTGATCGTGTTTACCTGAACGGGGTCACGAACCAACATATTTTTATCCGTATCAGATAGCACCTGACATACAATCGTATCTCCAGAGGTGAGCTTAAAAATGACTGCAAGATCGTAGAGACTCACAGTGCCACCTCATGG